GCCACTGATAATCGTGAGATTGCTAACCTATGCATTAAGATCAATCAAGAATACGTGATGACTAGTCCGGAGCACAAGAATGGTACTGAGCGTGTAGCAGAAGCAATGGTCAAACTGATTGATAAGCATGGTGAAGAGTTTAGTCAAGAGTTTGACTATGTAATTAATCTTCAAGGTGATTCGCCACTTATCCCTGACTACGTATTCAGTATGATGATGGAGGAGTATGAGCGGATGGCAGCTTTTGATAAACCATTTGATGTGATCACTCCAACATTCCGAATGAATGTGGAAACCGCAGAACGATTCCTAGATTGTCGAGCAGAGGGTAAAGCAGGTGGTACAACTGTGGTAACTGATACAGATGACAAAGCAATTTACTTTTCTAAAGAGATGATTCCATATGGCGCTAATCTAACTAACGTACTATCATCATCAGAAAAGATTCCTATGTACTATCATATTGGTATGTACGCATACAAGCCAGAAGCCTTGTTTGAATACTCGATGATGCAAGAGTCAGCGCTGGAACGTACTGAAGGATTAGAACAGCTACGGTTTATCGACAACGGATATCATATTCACTGTATGAAGATGAATCCACTGCACTTTGACTTTTGGGAAGTGAATAATCCTGAAGATATCGACATTGTTGAAAAAAGTTTGCATTTTGTGCGATAAGGGGATTTACATTGTATCGTAGATGTTGTACAAAGGATAGTTCAACAGAAAGGATACATTATGTCTTACTCCAGTTTTTCCGTACACCTCGACATCTCCCACGAAGCCACCCCACAACAGGTTCATGATTTCGCCGCACTCTTTAACTGCGACGCCCGAATGATCATGGAAGTTGGACCAGCCGGGGGTAACCCAGTTTACGAATTCTCCGGTTCCTTTACCGACTTAGAAAAACTCGAAGCCGAATACAACACCATTAATGGTCTGTAACCAAAATATCACAACCCCCAGAATTAATCACTCTGGGGGTTTACTTTTGCGTAGGAATGATTATATTACTACTATACACAAACACAAGGACATCATATGATGGAAAATCTAGTAAACCGTATCATCGCAGACAACGTCTGTGTGATTGAAGGTTCTGAAGCTGAACTTCTGCAAGCTGCTGGGATTATCGCTCAGTGGCGTATGTCTGAAGAATGTAAGGAACGTAAGATCAACCACGCATGGATTCGTCAGCTTAATGATGCCGACCATGCTATTCGCCGTCGTGTAACTGAACTCAAAGCGATTGACGCTGCAACTGACTAAGGATAATATGATGATTGAACGTGTTGATATGACTGGTCAAGAAATGATCTTCATCAAGTTTGAAGATTCTGACGAGTTTGTGCAAGTTAATACCATGGACTCTGCATGGAAAGAAATCCTGGATCGTGGTCCGGACACTCTCGAGTATATCGAGACCTGGGACCCTGACAAGGAAGAGCGTGCAGCTGCTCGTTTAAAAGTTGCAGACGTTGATGACCTAAAGATGATGTAAGGAGAAAGATTATGGGTATGATGAAAGAATTCGCTATGGACCTGGAAAACCAGGTCTGGGAATATGTTGTAGACATTATTCCTGAGTGTGAGGACCTTTCTGAGGCCGTAGATCGTGGTCTCGAAGTGGCCCGTGAGCACAGCGTCCTTAACCTTGATGTCGAGTACATCACCGAATCCATCCACGAAATGTGGAATGAATTCTGGTCTGATTACAATTAGGGGGTTTACATGGAAGCTCACATAATGTATGATGACAAAATGTCAGAGTTAGAGTCCGACACCGTACTCCGTATCGCACACTTTGCTCGTTCTCGCGGATTTGACTATCACGCCGCAGCTTACACACCAGAAGGTCGTCGTGCAGCTGCTAAGCTCTTTTGGGATCACTACTTTGAAACAGAGGTTGAATTATGAGTAACCAACGTTCCGCAAAAACCTACCGTGCCGCAGCCAACGACAACAGCGGTATGGGTACTGTACTATTCTTCAAATATGCCACTAAAGCTCTGACTGAAGCTGGCTATGAAGACCCTGCGTTCTACTTTGAACAGATTGTCGATCATCTTCGTGACGGCGGTTCCCTTCCAACTAACCAACGTGAAGTCGAAAAGGTTCTTGGTCTATGAATTACGTTGCTAGCGAGGCGGACATTCGGTTCGCCTCTAATTTGGTTATGATGGTGAATCGACACCTACAGTCCAAAGGTAAAAGCTCTTATGATCTAGTTATTCAAGATAAAAACGGGGTAAAACAAGCATATATGAAAATGAAAGGGAGCTAATATCTTAGCTCCTTTTTTTCTATAAATATATGCATCAATGGACTTTTTAGATTTAATGGGGCAAAATGGCATTCTCTAGATACTTTGATAACTCTGAGTTGGCTGAAGCGATTCGCATTGCGAACGGTCAGACCAAAGGCGTTTCTCACATTAACAAGTTTGGATATAATACTGCTGTGGGTGGTACTACTGAAACCATCTGGGATGCAGGAAATCTCTATCAGTATCCAAGCACAGCTACTACTCTTACTGTTATTGCTACAGACGTTGCAGACAGCGGTAAAGAAATTGAAATTCAAGGTTTAGATGCTAACTATGAACCTTTGACTGAAACTATTACAGCTGTCAGAAGCCCAGGAACTACCGGCACTTCAGAATTTCAAAGAGTGTTTAGGGCATTAGTGGTTAGTTCTAATGACTCAGCTAATGATGAAATAATTAATATCAACGGTGATGGTAAGACCTTGGCCCGCATTTCAGCAGAGAAGGGTCAAACATTAATGGCTCTATACACTGTTCCCGCAAATAAAACTGCATACCTTAAAAAGTTTCAGGGATCAGTATCAGCACAAAATGCTCCAGGCGATTTTAGTATTATGGTTAAACCTTTTGGTGGTTCGTTTAATATTAAAGGTAAATTTGGTACAGCAGGTACACCAATAACTTATGATTATCCAGTTCCTTTAAAATTGGAAGAAAAGAGTGATATTGAAATTAGAGCAACTTCTGGTAATAATGGTGCTGGCGCAATCTTTGATCTAATCTTACTGGATGATTTCTAAGATGAAAAAGTTTAAGAGCTACATTAGCGAATCTGCTAAATCAGATCGCTATGAAAAAGATGTTGCAGATTACATTAATAGCTTAGAAGGTGTAACTGCAGAACGTCCGCGGGTATCAGCTGCTTATCCTGACGTCAAGCTGGAGCGTGGCGGTAATACTACTTGGCTTGAAGTCAAGATGAACCACACAGACAATCTGTCTAACCCTCGTATCTTCTTTGACGGTCGTAAGTGGGATACAACTTACACTACCCCAACAGCTAAATTCGCCGTTGAGCAAATCAACAAATCTCAACAGGCCAAAGAGTTTATCGGAGCTATTGCTAAGTTCTCTGGCATTAAGAATCCTAAGATTCCTACAAACAAAGGCGGCTTAAAAGATCCAAATGCTGTTCCACTTGACGTAATGAAAGAATACTTTGCTCAGCCCGGTATTAACCGCTACATTATGTCTGTGGATGATGTAGACTTAGGTAAACTGGTAACTGACCACTATCTTATTGGTAAAGCTGAGCCAGCACACTATATGCAGGCTGCTGATGACTTTTACATGATTGGTAAGCGCAATCCGCTAGGTGCACCACGTAATGTCCCTTTGCTTTCTGGCACTGGCCCATTTAAAATTCGTGTATCTACTAGATCGCAGTTTTATGAAGTACAAATAGAGGTTAAGATCACACACATGCCTAGCTCACCCTACTCTCTTAAGCCTGGTAGCAGAAAGAAGAATCCGTTCGCATGAAAACGTTTAAAAAGTTCGTAGCCGAACAGAAAAACACACACATGACCCACATCGAGGACAAGGTTCTCTATGGTGGGGTTAAAGGTACACGTGATGCTATTCTAGCTCTTAGATCACTTCGTGACATGATGAGAGGCAATCACTCCGGTAATGTCAGTGTAAAATGGGATGGCGCACCTGCTGTGTTTGCTGGTACTGACCCTAGAGACGGAAAATTCTTTGTAGCAAAGAAAGGTATCTTCAATAAAAATCCTAAAGTGTATAAGACTGATGCTGAAGTTGATGCCGACACTTCTGGCGACCTTGCTAAGAAACTAAAGTTGTCTTTAAAACATTTTGCCAATCTTGGTATCAAAGGAGTTATTCAAGGTGATTTACTTTTTACAAAATCTGATATTAAATCCGAAAAGATCGATGGAGTGGATTACATCACGTTTCATCCTAATAAGATTGTCTATGCTATCGAAAAGAACAGCAAGGATGCTCAAGAAATTAAAAGAGCGAAAGTCGGAATTGTCTGGCACACAACCTACGTCGGAGACAGCTTTGAAACAATGAGAGCCTCTTACGGAGTAGATGTTACTAAGCTAAAAAAGACTGCTGACGTTTGGCAACAGGATGCAATGCTTCGCGATTTAACTAATGTTGCCACTCTATCTGATAAAGAAACCTCAGCAGTAAATAGACATTTATCTGAGGCAGGTAAGCTGTTCAATCAGATTAAAGGCTCTACTCTTCGTGAACTGGAAGCCAATCAAGACTTAGCAGGTACTATAGAGACCTTTAATAATACATTTGTACGTAAAGGTGCTCAGATTGGTGACACTACTCAACATGTACGAAATCTTATTCAGTTTATCAAAGATAGATATCAGAAAGAAATTGATTCTAAAAAGTCTGAACAAGGTAAGCAGAACTGGATAAACAAGCAGGCCGAAGTCATGAAGTTTTTTTCTCCTGACAATAAGAAGAGCCTAAAGGCCATGTTTGACCTTCAAAAGTCAATTGTGTCTGCAAAGTTATTGCTTATAAATAAACTGAACAGTATTAAGAACATTAAAACGTTCTTAAAAACAACCAAAGGGTTCAGGTCAACTGAGCCTGAAGGTTACGTCGCTATTGATAAGCTAGCTGGTAATGCTGTTAAGCTAGTGAATCGTTATGAATTTTCAACAAGCAACTTTGACCCAACTATTTTAGCGGGTTGGAGTAAATAAAGAGGAACGATATGAAATATCTTATTTCCGCAATTGTAGCTATGACTGTAGCTGCTCCTGCAATTGCACAAGATGCTACTGATAATGGCTCTGCTCTTATGTCCAACGCAACTGTCGGTGTAAAGACTGACTTAGAAGGTAACGCAGATTGGACAGTTGGTGCAGAGTTGGGTATTGCTGGCTTTGGTGTAGATGCAGGTTTCACTCTCAAAGATCGTGGTGACAACGCTGAAGACGATTATGCAATTAGTCTCGGTACAGGTATGGACCTTGGTTTTGCTTCCCTCGACACTAGCGTAAGCTATGCTTGGGGTGCAACATCCGGTGCAGACCTGATTGGTCGGGGCGATGGCAACACTTGGGGTGATGTAACCCTTAACCCAACCTTGAACATCACTCCTGGCATTATCGGCGGCGAGTATGTATGGGTAGGTGGTTCTATGGATCTCGCTTCTGACGGCGCTATCGCTGTTGGTTGGGGCGGTGCTTCCTACGGAATCGGTTATTCGCATGACCTGAACGACCGTGCGTCCATCGGTGTTAGCTGGGGCTGGTCTGTTGACGTGGTTGAGGATGAACTCACCGAAGTCAATGACTGGGTAACCACTGCTGACGGCATGAAAATTGGCGTAGGCTTCAAGTTCTAAGACTATGATTGGATTTAAAGACTTCCTCTTCGTTACTAACGAGACTTCTTCTCTTAATGAGGAGGAGTCTTTAATCCTGTCTGAAGTACTGTCGTTTGCTGCAAGACGTAAACGTTCTATTGAAATGAAGCGTCGTAAGCAGAAGTTAAAGCAGCAAAGAAAGATTGCTGCTAGACGCCCAGCTTCACTAGAAAAACTAAAGAAGAGAAGCCGTAGAGCTGCTCGAAACGTATTGACTAAAAGATTCTCTGGGGGAAGATCTAAATCTGATATGAGTATTGCTCAGAAAGCTCGGGCAGAGAAAAGAGTAAGTCAAGCTAAGACCCAATTAAAAACGATCTCAAAGAGACTTCTTCCTGGTAAGAAGAGACTTGACGTATCGAGAAGAGGTAGATAATGGTTCATACTTTTAAGTCATATCTTGAAGAACAGTCATCTGTGGGCTATATTGCTTTTGGCAGATTTAACCCACCGACGACTGGTCATGAGAAGCTGTTGAACAAGATTGCTTCTATGGCTAAGGGTAACGATTACATGGTCTTTGCTTCTCAGTCCCAAGATTCTAAAAAGAATCCTCTTGATTATCAGACCAAAATTAAATTCATGCGTAAAATGTTCCCGAAACATGCCAGGAGCATTGTGTTAGAAAAGTCTGTTAAGAACTTTCTTGAAGCCGCTGTACACATGTACAAGAAAGGCTATAAGAATCTAGTAATGGTTGCTGGATCAGATCGGGTAAAAGAATTCCAGACCCTCTTAACAAAGTACAATGGTGTCGAATCTAGACACGGACTATTCGATTTCAATTCTGTAAAAGTAGTCTCTGCTGGTGAACGTGATCCAGATGCAGAAGGTGTAACAGGTATGAGCGCGTCTAAGATGCGTGCCGCAGCATCTGATAACGATTTCCCTAAGTTCCTAATGGGTCTACCCAAGGGTGTAACTGACAATCTTGCCAAAGATTTGTTTAATTCTGTCCGTAAAGGCATGAATCTCAAAGAGAATAGATCGTTTGCACAGCATGTTATGCTCAATCCAGTCTCTGAAAGAAGAGAAGATTATGTTTCTGGCGATCTGTTCTCTGTTGGCGATACAGTTATCGTAAAAGAAACAAATCAACAGGCAGTTATTTCCTATTGCGGTTCCAATTATCTGATTATCGAAGTAGACGGTAAGAGACAACGTAAGTGGCTGACTGATGTAGAGCCACTGGAAGAAAAAATCGAAGTAGCACAAGACCCAGATATTGATGACAAGAAAGGTTCACAGCCTGCTACATTCTTCCGTGGGTTAAAGAGTAAATCTACTAAGTCTAAGCGTGATGCACACTTTAGAAAAATGGTAAAGAAAAAGGACGACGATCCTTCTGCCTACAAGAAGGCGCCTGGTGATGCAACCGCCAAGACAAAAGAAAGTCCTTATACTAAAAGATTCAGACAAGTGTATGGAGAGAGCTATGTTTAGCTTTAAGCAATTTAATACTATTATGGAAAGTGCGGATGCTGCTTTAAAAAAGAAAGCTGATAAAAGCGGATTCCCACTTGGCATTCTGAAGCAAGTTTATAAAAGAGGTTTCGCTGCTTGGAAGGTTGGTCACAAGCCAGGTACTACTCCTCAACAGTGGGCAATGGCTCGTGTTAACTCTTTTATTACAGGTGGCCGTACACGTGTTAAAGGCGACCCAGACCTTTGGGCTAAAGTTAAAGGGAAAATTAAGAAATGAAAACCTTTAAGCAGATCCAAGAAAAAGCATTATCTGTTGCTCAGCAGAAGCTTATGGCTTTAGCCCTTCAGCATAAACGAGGTGAACTTGAGGCAGACAAGGTTACTCCTGCAGTAGAAAAGCTTGCTGACTCTATGAGTGAAAAAGAGTTAGAAGACTTTGCGTCTACTAAGCATAAAGGTTTACCGAAAAAAGTAGATGAAGATGGACACACTGACGTACCTTCATCTGAGCGCATGTGTAAAACGATTGTTGAAGATGCTAATGCTATTTTATCTTCTTTAGGCTCTCTTCAGGATGAAGCTTCATTACCTACATGGTGGACAAATAAACTTGCAACAGCAGCAAAAGATTTGAACTCTCTTAACGATTACATTTCTAATCCGTCGGAGAATAAAAAGTGAAATCATTCGGTTGCCATATAGAAGAAGATCCGATCGTCGAACAGGCAGAGTACCAAGGTCGTAAGGTAAAACTAAACGATCCATTCCGCGCTCCGAAAGGCGATGACCATAAGTTCTACGTTTATGTCAAGAACGACAAAGGTAACGTTATCCGTTTAGGCTTTGGTCAGCCAGGACAAGAGATTAAAAGAGATAATCCTGCTAATTTAAAAAGTTTTAGAGCTAGACATAAGTGTGATACTAATCCGGGTCCAAAGTGGAAAGCTCGTTACTGGTCATGTAAGATGTGGGAAAAAGGCAAGACGGTATCGGAGCTAGACTAAAATGGCAACTAACGCAGAGCGCATGGATCGCATTGAATCGAAAATTGATAAGCTCTCTGAAGTTCTCGTACAAATGGCACGAGTTGAAGAGAAACTGATTAATCAAGAAGAAGATCATAAGATCCTAAGAAAAGATATTTACGAACTATATGATAAAGTAGGACAGATGGAAAAAGTGGTTCAAAAGAACCAGATAACAGTAAATATTATAAATAGAATCAGTTGGATAATCATTACAGGCGTGGTGGGTGGTTTCGGCACCTTAATCACCTACCTGTTCAATAAGTAAGGAATAAAAAATGTCTATTAGAACTGCCTTAATGGAAATGACGAAGCCTAAAACAGAACGTGCTTCTTGGGTACCAGAAGCTATTTTAGACGACGATGTAGCAGACTTTATGGGTGCTGCTGCAGCTGCTAAGAAAGCTGGTAAGAAAGAGTTTGAGTTTGGTGGTAAGAAATACAAAGTTACCATGAAAGATAAGACTGCTGATGCTATCTCAGAAGCAACGTGTCCTGAATGTGGTGCCGATGGCGAATGCCAGTGTGAGCAGCCAGTAAAAGAAGAAATGGATCCTACTGATCACGTTTCCAAGAAAGGCGATATGTACTGCGTCTATAATAAAGATGGTGAAGAAGTTGCTAAATTCGATAATGAAGAAGAAGCAAACGCATACGCTATCAAGAATCACGATGCTCTGATGGGCAAAGAAGAGATGGATGAGGTTTCTTATAAGACAGCTATGAAGTCTTACCAAAAGGCAATGGGTCAGTCTAAAGATGCTGATGATGCAGGTGATAAGAAAACTGGCGACAAAAAATTCGATCAGGCAGTAAAGTTCGGTCGTTACGCTAATAAGAAGTTTCAATCTAGCAGAAACAAGAAAAAGCTGGTGGGAACTTTATCGCGTCAAGTTCCATTGGGAACTTTAACAAAAGAAGAGACTGTAGAAGAAGCAGCTGCTCCTGGTTCTACCGCACAGCATGGCCCGGATGATGCTACTCGAGACACCTATGAAAAGCAAATGGGTGCAGGCGAAAACAGTGTACCAATGAGTAAGAAAGAAGATATTGTTGGTATGCACACTGCAGAGGTTGCTTTGGATGCCGAAGCGATTTACAAGCAGAATCAAGAAGAAGCTGAAAAAGCAGTAAAGCAAGGTGCTGGTAGATTAGGAGATCAGCGTAAAGGCGATACGTCTTTTGTTAATCCTATTAAGTCTGAAATTATCGACGGTATCACCAAAGCCCTGCAACAAATGAAAACGAATAGCTAAAGGATCAATAATATGCTAAAACCTCCTGCTTATGCACCAAATGCTAAACCTACCACTAGAGGTTGGGTCGATCATAAAACTGGCGAACTGCTTGTTTCTCGTAAGCACAGCGAGCGTGATGTAGAGGAATTCTACATCGCTAAAGCAGGTGCGCCAGCACCAGCTCCAGCACCGGCACCAGCTCCACAGCCAATCATTGAAGCTGATCCAGAGCCAGTAGTAGAAGAAACTGCTGAAATGCTTACAGAGGCAGATCCGGTAGATTATTCTGCTATGACTAAAGCTCAACTGGCAGAACATGCATATGAAGAATATGGTATTGATCTTGATACCACTATGACTAAATCTGCAATGATTCAGGAGCTTGAAGGTCAGCTCTAATAAATTATGCAAATATTTAGTGAGAAGGTCGAGGTAACCGATCAGAACTATCTGATTGTTGCGGCCAAGCATTATAATAATCCCCAGTGCTCTAGTACTGACGAATTCTATGAAGACTTAAATAGAATTAAGTACATCAAGAGATTGATTAACCGGTACATAGAAACTGGGGATTTATCGGAAAGACTCCTTCTTAACCATATCATTATTTTTTGTAATGTATTTGGTATTGAGATTGGGGTAAAGCTGATGGCGGTCAAGTTAGAATATAAATACTGGTCAGTCATCAAAACATTTTTAGTATTTCTTAAGTATGTAGAACCTACAGATTTAGTAGGCATTGAGATGGATAAGAAAATAATTAAACTACTTCGGAAGATCTAATGGCAGTCTCTACAATTGCTGATACCATATACACCTATAGGTTTTTAAAGTTGTTGGTTACCCCATTCAACAAGACAAAAGCTTATGAGTTGGGTATTGTCGATGACGACGGTAAGAGAACTGATAAAAAGATCACAACATCTGAAGAGCGTCAAGCATTTAACTTATTTCATAGATTAGCTTTTAATCTGAAAAGATTGCTTGGTGCATTCCCTGGCGGCAAGACACGTATTGCTTCTTACGTAGCCGCTCTTGCTCTTTTAAAAGAAAACTTTGGCATTAATACAAAATTAGTTCTGGAAGAAATGGATATGGATCAGCGGTACAAGAATGATATCTCTTCCCTTTTAGAACAGTACGAGCCGAAGAAGAAGAAAAAGAAAGAAAAAAAGGAAGAAGCAGGTACAACGACTGCTGACGTTGCTATCGTTGATAAACCGCTTAAATTCAAAGCATTTGTAAAACGTAAGAAAGACGAAGAATAGATGTTTGCACTCCTAGGATCAGTCCTTGGATTCGGAACGTCTTTTGCGCCTAAGATCTTAGATACGATCAATAAAGGCCGGGAGCAAAAGCACGAACTGGCCAAGATGAAAATGAATGCCGAAATCAAAATGCAGATGCAGGACGCTGAGTTCACGCATCTGCAGGATATGGCTCAGCACGAAGAACACAAGCGTCTTATTGAACACGACATTGCAATCTCAAAAGAGACTGGATTCTTTGCAGGCTTAAAGAAGGGGGTACGTCCTATCATCACGTACTGCTTCTTCGGTTTCTTTCTTTTTTATAAAACCGTATTAGTAATGGAAGCGTTGAGTAGTGGTCAGACATTGTCTGATATCTCTGATGTTATCTGGGACCCACAGTCACAGTCCATTTTTGCTGCTATTATTTCATTCTGGTTTGGATCACGGGCAGTAGAAAAACTCAAGTAATTGTAGTTTACAAACTGCGTGATTTGATATATAATACCCTATCATAAAAATCTAATTCTAAAGAGGTGCGTTCTATGACAAATAGTCTAGACATGAGGGATTTTTTATCCCAAACTAAATTCTACGAATCTTACTCCAGATATATTGATGATGAAAACCGTTATGAGAGTTGGGACGAATCCGTTGATCGTGTCATGGCTATGCACAAGGACTACTATAAAGATCAAATGACTACAGCACTGGCTAACGAGATGGCCACTGCAACTACAGCATACAAAGAGAAGCGTGTACTCGGTGCACAGCGTGCTCTGCAGTTTGGTGGTGACCAGCTGCTGAAGCACCAGATGAAAATGTATAACTGTACGTCTTCATATGCTGATCGTGCATCTTTCTTTGGTGAGTACTTCTATATTCTTCTCTGTGGCGCTGGTGCTGGTTTTTCAGTACAAAACCATCATGTAGACAAGTTGCCGGCGGTAGTGGATCGTAAAAAGCAAGCTAAGGGCTATGTAGTAGAGGATTCTATTGAAGGCTGGGCGTCTGCACTAGACGTGCTTATGTCTTCTTACTTTGTTGGTGGTGGCAAATACCCTGAGTTTGAAGGCCGTCGTGTATTCTTCGATTTGACGAATATCCGACCAAAAGGTGCAAAGATCTCTGGGGGCTTTAAAGCACCTGGTCCTGATGGTTTGCGTATGGCTCTGGATCGCATCGAGTACCTGATTCAAGGACAGGTAATGGGTAAGTCTGATCCGGTACAGTTACGACCAATCCATGTATATGATATTGCTATGCACTGTGCTGACGCAGTCCTAAGCGGTGGTGTACGTCGCTCTGCAACTATCTGTCTGTTCTCTCCAACTGACACAGAGATGATGAACGCCAAGACTGGTAACTGGTTTGTGGATAACCCACAGCGTGCACGTTCCAATAACTCTGCAGTGATTGTCCGTAAGGAAACCAAGAAGGAAGACTTTATGGCGATCATGGATTCGATTAAGCAGTTTGGTGAACCTGGCTTTGTGTTTGTAGAATCCACAGAGCATACAACCAATCCATGTGTTGAAATTGGTATGTTCCCACAGATTGACGGACAGTCTGGTTGGCAAGGGTGTAACCTGACAGAGATCAATGGCGGTCAGTGTGTAGACGAGGAATCATTCTATAAGGCATGTGAAGCTGCATCGATCCTTGGTACACTTCAAGCTGGTTACACCGACTTTAAATTCTTATCTGATACATCCAAGAAGATCTTTGACCGTGAAGCTCTACTTGGTGTGTCTATCACTGGATGGATGAATAACCCTGATGTTTTATTCAATGAAAAAATCTTGGAAAAAGGTGCCAAGATTGTTAAAGAGACTAATGCTCGAGTTGCTGATCTTCTCGGGATTAATCCTGCTGCTCGGACTACTTGCGTTAAGCCTAGTGGCAATGCTTCTGTACTCTTGGGAACAGCAAGTGGAATCCACGCTGAACATTCTGAAAGGTATATCAGAAATATCCAACTAAACAAAGAGTCTGAAATCTCTCAGCTGATTGCCAAGACTAACCCAGACATGGTAGAAGAGTCTGTATGGTCTGCATCCGGTAGTGACTGGGTCGTTTCATTCCCTATTACACCTAAGCAAGGATCAATTTTAAAAGATGATCTGATTGGCACCAAGCATCTTGATCTAGTGGCAAAAGCACAGAAGCACTGGGTAAATCCAGGTAAAAACAAAGAGCTATGCGCTGATCCAACCGTTAGTCATAACGTATCGAACACAATTCTAGTGGAGGACTGGGATGATGTTGCTGAATATGTTTATAGCAATAGGAATAACTTTGCTGGTATTTCTTTCTTGTCTACTTCTGGCGACAAGGATTTTAATCAAGCGCCGAATACTGAAGTCATCGACGCTGAAAAGATGGTGGAAAAATATGGCGTGGCGGCTGTTTTAGCCTCTGGTCTTGTTGTTGATGGTTTGCAGGCATTCGGTGATCTTTGGATGGCCTGCTCTACAGCACAAGGCTTTGGAGAAGATATCTCTGTCGAGAACTCTAAGAACACCATGAAGAAAGATTGGGTACGACGCTTCCAAGCATTTGCATCCAAGTATCTTGAGGGTGATCTGAAACAAGCAGAGTACTGCCTGAAGGATGCACACCTTATCCACAAGTGGGAGAAGATCAAGCGTTCTTACCAACAGATCGATTGGATTGGCGAACTGACTGAAAAGAAGTTTACTGACGTGGATACGCTCGGCGCGGCTGCGTGCGCTGGGGGTTCCTGCGAAATTGATTTCTGATTGATCTAAACCTAGGATAGTTAACTAAACCTATAAATAATCCCAGTTAGCAATAGCTGGGATTTTTTTATGAGTGAACATTGGCTATACAATGATGAGATATATGACCCTGAAACACCCCCTGAGGACGCCGTAGGCTACGTGTACCGCATCACAAATCTTTCCAATGGGCGTAAGTACATTGGTAAGAAAACGTTTTGGTCGACAAGGCGTGTTAAGCAAAAGGGTAAGGTACGCCGTAAGAAAGTCGTAAAAGAATCAGACTGGCGTAAGTACTATGGCTCTAGTAACTTTCTTAAAGAGGAAGTTAAAGAGTTGGGTAAAGATAAATACAAAAGAGAGATACTTCGAATCTGTAAAACGAAAGGCGAGTGCTCCTACTGGGAAGCTAAGCTACAGTTTCAGTATGACGTGATATTGAGAGAAGACTACTACAACGAATACATTCAGTGTAGAATTCACTCAAGCCATATTAAGAAGGAAACTATTGATGGCGACGAATAAGATTAATTGGCATGTTTATGAAATCCTAGAAAAAGTTGGATCTGCTAAAAAGAAAGCAGAAAAGATTACTATTCTCAGACAGAACGAATCTGCAGCACTTCGTACAGTTCTGCAAGGATGTTACCATCCCAAAATTAATTTAGATCTTCCAGAAGGCGATCCCCCATACGAGCCTTGTGACGAACACAATGCGCCTTCGAATCTTCTACGCAAGTGGAAAGACTTTGGATACTTTACCGGCTCTCATACACAAAGAATCGGCCGGGTTAAAATGGAAAGAATGTTTATTCAGCTGCTTGAGGCAATCCATCCCCAAGATGCTAAAATCGTATTGCAGATGAAAAGCAAAAAACCCTTTAAGGGTATTTCACCTGCAGTAGTGAAGGAGGCGTTTCCAAATATCCTCCCTTAGTCATCATGATCTTTGAACGTTAACCACTAAAGGAATCTTTCTATGATCATTTCCCAAATCGAGAGACTCAGAAAAGACTACCGTGAACTAGAACACTATGAGTACAAGATGGCAAAATTAGGTCGTTCAGACCTTGTGAGGAAACTGAGACTCAAAAGGGATTTCTTAGGCAAATCAATATCTGATATGGAGGATTTGGGGTTTACAAATAACTAAAAATAGTATATAATCTATATGCTTTACCAGGGCGGGATACATACCATCTCGTCCTGGTATTTTTTTTAAAAAAAGATGAATTAGGGGGTTTACAAGCTTGGATTAAACACTTATATTACTATCATACACAAAGAAAGGCACTACATCATGACCAAGTTTGATAAAACCCGGTTCAGCTACCACGGCGGCTACCTTATGTACCACGGTCCATATGAGACTGCTGAGTGCTACGAAAAAGGTCCAAACGTTCACCCATCCCGTGTAGGTACTCGCAAGCCTCTCTTCATCGCTCGCTTCAAGTACCGTGGAGCTTTCACCAAAGCTCGGGTACAGAAGAAGATCATGGAGCTGTTCAGCGTAGAACGATATGCAAAACTGATGAAAGATGGTGGCACTCCACTTGGTATCCTCAAAGATGCTGATCCAGAATGGTACTACGAACTGCTTTACAAGAACATGGGATAAGATAATGCGTAACCCTATCGCAGCACAACTTCGCAAAGGCTACTACCAGAAAAAGGTGGTAGCCAACAAGAAGCGTCAAGCTTCCAAACAGGCATGCCGGAGGTGGAAATGATTTACCACATGAAAGGTGTTACCAAGAAAGGTAAGCAACGGATTCAGCAGCACGGTACTCGTTGGAACGTAGTCGAAAAACGTCCTGGTACCTTTGGTGATGTACTACTTCGGTCAGTTGAAACCAATGACCTACGTTGGCTGACCGAAGACTTTTTTGTAGAAAGGATCGAGAATGTCAGTAGCGTATGAAGCCAGTGCAAAGTATATCATTAGTCGTAATAAGCACATGGTTGTTCCTTTGTATCTTGTGGCTTCTTATGCCTACTATGAAGAAGATGATCCGATTTTTTCGGATTCCTACTATGACGAATTAGCTAAAACAATGCTAGCTAATTATGATACAATAGAACATCATCATAAACATTTAATCAGCATCGATGACCTAGAAGCTGGTAGCTATCTAGGCACATATCCAGGAATTGTAAAAGGCGCTTTACATCATTGGCGCTATAAAATAGAAGGTAGAAAATGACGAATCTCAATGAAAAAGTAATTCTCACTGACTGTGACGGTGTACTCGTTGACTGGCTTTTTGGCTTTAAAGAGTTTATGGCTGATCGTGGATACACTGAACAAGACCCAACAGGCTATGCTGTATGGAAACGGTATGGTCTAATCAATAAAGAAAAAGGCACAGAGATTTGCCGGGAGTTTAACAACTCTGCTGCCATTGCATATCTTACTCCTCATTACGACGCTGTTAAATACGTACGTAAGCTATACGAAGAGGAAGGCTTTGTCCTTCGTGTTATCACCTCTTTGTCACTAAACAAGTATGCATACAAAGCTCGATTGAAGAACCTTCACGATCTGTTTGGTGAAGAAGTAATCGATGAACTTGTTTGCCTGGACACTGGTGCTGATAAGGATGAGGCTTTGGAGCCTTACCGTAATAGTGGATGTTACTGGGTAGAAGACAAAGTACAAAACGCAGAACTCGGTGACAAGTTGGGTCTAAACACTTTCTTGATTGATCTTCCGCACAACCGTCACCTACCGTATCACAACCGCGTCAACGGCTGGGAAGACATTTATTACTCGATTGTTGGAGATTAGGGGGTTTACATTCTATCATAAAAATAGTATGATAAGGATATAACTCGGAGATTATCATGACTTGTGAAAAGAAAATCGCATACGCTAAATCCGTAGCTAAGATGGCTAAGGTCCTGCACGAAAATGCAGATCAGGTTGGTAACGATAAAATCATTACCCATGCAATTGCGGAAGCATTGTTTCAAGCTGGACCTATTCATTCAGGTCTTATGTCAAAAGAATGTAAAGATCTGCCGGCAGCCAAAATGACGAATGAACACTTTTTCCCTCGTAAGAAAAGTGCTGATCTAATCATGGAACAGGTTAAAAAGGGTAAGTCTGTAAACCGTATCACTAACATTATTCTTTCTCGAACTCGAGTACATCGGGTGACATCGACTCAGAACCATTATCTTCGTAAGTTCCAAGGCGGTAACTACACTAACTGGCAAGAAGAGTATGCTGCAGCCGGTATCGAACTTATTCCGTTTGAGCGTAAGAACGCATATACATATACTGTTGAAGGTGAACAGTTTAGCACCCTTGGTGAAGCTGCTGAGAAATACGGCTTAACTCCTGATGGTGCTCGCTATCGATTCGTATCTAAATCTAAAAAATTCTCTAATTGGAAACGGGAGAAAAAATAAAATGAAATTTGCTATTCTTGGTTCTATTGCAGCACTTGCTCTTACTGGCTGTGCACAGATTACTCAACCTCTCGATGAATGCACAAACGTAGTGTACTACAACGAAAAGGCTCCGCAGTATGCAACTATTGGTGCTGTAGCTGGTACAGCCGCTATGATTGTTCTTTCTGAAGGTAACGTAGGTGGTACCGATGCACTGTTCGGTGCAGCTACTGGTGCGCTGGCAGGTACCGTTGCATCCGGCGGACTTTACACTGCAAACATTTGTCCATCGATGACAGAAACCCTAAAGGACGTACAATGAAAAGAATTCTTTCCATCCTAAGTTTAGTAGCCATGGGTGCATGTGCCACCCCTGCCGCTGCTGAGAAAGCAATCATCACGGAAGTTGAACCAAACTGGACTCAAGTTACCCGTAACGTTCCGGTTGAAACTTGTAACATGGCTCAAGTGCCAATCTATGACCGTGTACAAGGTCAAGGTGCTACTGGTCTAGAAGTTCTCTTTGGTGCGCTGTTTGGTGGATTAGCTGGTAAGGCAATTACTGATAAAGATGAAGGCGCTGCAGCCGGTGCTGTTATCGGTGGTGTAGTTGCTGCTGAAGCAGGTCGTGCACCTCAACTCCGTATTGTTGGATATGAAAACAAAGAGATTTGTACTACACGGTATGTTAATCGCACAGAATCAGTAGTTAAGGATTATACTATCTACTATGAGTGGCAAGGGCAATATGGTTCAAGCATTGTTAAACAGCAGTACTTTGTTGATGATTATGTTGATGTGAATGTCTCGATTCATCTAGTGAATCCACTTTAAAATGATTTTGTAATCTGCCCTTAGCTCAGCAGGATAGAGCAACTGCCTTCTAAGCAGTGGGTCCGGGGTTCGAGTCCTCGAGGGCAGGCCAATTATTATAGGAGAAAGAAATGTTATTTCTTGGAGTAGGCGCAGTTATGTTTACTGCGACTTTGTTTATTGGTGG